AACCGGCAGTGAGGTTGAAGTGGTGGCAGTAATCAAGGTATTCGTTCAGTGGAACGCGTGTTGATTTTACAAGTTCATTAAGAACAGTAGTACCTGCGTCTGTACAATTTTGTTTTCCTTGTTCATAAGATACATTTGACATGCTTGTAATCATGGATGTCAGATTTACACCGGATGGGTTTTTGTATCTTATATACGCAATAGCTACATGTGTTGTATTGGCGTCTAATTGATTAGACATATGTCCGGAATCTTCGGTTAAGCCTCTGGCTGAATTTGTGCCAAGGGTAGAACCGGATGATGTCCATGCTCCGCCAAATCCGTTTTGCATTCCGCCATGATAAGCAAGCGGTTTTCCGTTGAGAATTTCGTCGGGTTTCCATCCGCCAATGATGGTACAGACAATGTCTCTTGATGCTCTGACAACAGATTTCTGCAGAAATCCCTGTTCCCATTCTCGTGCAGGGACAGCCGGCATTGTCTGATATGCAGGTAATACACGGTCTTCCGGTGTTGTACGAATGTGATTCAGATATTCATGTGCAGCTTTGGATGCTTCCATGTCCCATGTAAGATCGTTTAAGATTTCTTCATAGGTGTAGGCTCCGATACGGTAAGTAGCAGCGCATTTCGGATAGGTTCCGTCTGCTTTCGGATACTTGGTTGTAACGGTGATTCGTACATAACCTTTTGCTTTTCCGGTGATGACACCGTTTTGATCAACGGTTGCGATCGATGTATTTTCAGAACGGTATACAAGCTCTGCATGTTTCGGTGCAGTATAAGCGGTATTGATTCTTACCGGCATTGTTTTGGTACTGCCAATCCCGATCATCTTTTCGGTAATCGCATTGAATCCGTCGGGTTCATCAAAATGGATTTCATCCAGCTGTGTATACGCAGGTGTTACGGTGATGGAAACGCTGGCGCGGGGCTGAAATTCTTCCATTTGATGCTGCAGCGTCCAGTTGTAACGTTCTACGGTTGCAATCCATTCGGACGGTACACCCCAGTTATACGCAGCGGCTGTGATGTTACAGGTTCCGGGTTTTTGCATCGTAATCTTGCCGTTGGCATCAATGGTTGCAACCGATGGGTCACTGGATGTCCATGTGATGCGTTTATCGGTCGCGTTTGACGGTTGCACAACTGCTTTCAGTGTGATGGTATCTCCAACCATATACTGTGTTTCGTTATAATCAACAGATATATCAGTGGTTGCAATTCCGGTCGCCTTTTTCACATTAGAGGATGGTTCGGGCGTCGGGTCTACAGGTTTTGTTGGTGCAGGCGTTGTCGGTGCCGGTTTATCCGGTATGTTTACCGTTACTTTACATGCGGCAGATTTTCTGCTGCCGTCTGTTGCTGCAACAGTAATGGTAGCAGTACCGTTGCCAACTGCTGTCACTTTACCTGTTTTGGAAACAGTTGCTGTTTTTGTATTGGAACTTTTCCATGTGAGCGTTTTGTTTGTTGCATTTTTCGGTGTAATCGCAGCAGTAAGCTGCAGCGTCTGTCCTTTTTTCGTAAGTGTGGCTTTTGACTTATTTAAAGTAAGCTTTGTTGTTTTTACAACCGGAATTTTTACGGTAATCTTACAGGACGCTTTTTTCTTACTTCCGTCTTTGGCAACAGCAGTAATGGTGCACTTGCCGTTGCCAACAGCCGTTACTTTTCCTTTTGCATTTACAGTGGCTACCTTTTTATTAGAGGTGGTCCATGTAACAGTTTTGTTGTTTGCACTTGACGGTTTCAGTTTTGCCTTTAATGTAACAGACGCACCTTTCTTTTTCAGAGTAACTGACTTTTTGTTCAGCTTTACAGAAGTAACCGGCTGCCTTACCGTCACTTTGCAGGTATACTTTGTTTTGCCTGCTTTTGCCGTAATAATGGCTGTTCCTTTCTTCTTTGCTGTGACTTTTCCTTTTTTATTTACCGTTGCTACTGATTTTTTACTACTGGACCATTTTATTTTTTTCTTTGTACCAGACACTTTGAGCTGATACGATTTCTTAACATTCAGTGTAATTTTGGTTTTGTTTAGCTTTACCGGTGCAGCTGCTGACGCAGGTATTGATCCGGTAAGCATAATGACCAGTGCAAACAGAAAAATAATCTGACGTAAAATTTTCTTCCTCATTTTTTTTCTTTTCCTTCTTTATTATTGTTGTGATTTTTGTTTGTATACGTCACCCCGTAGGGGTGGGACATTGGTTATTTCGTAGCACCACACTTAGAGCATTTGTATCCAGTAAGTGTTTTCGTTTCACCAGTTTTACATTTCACAGGTATTGATGGCACATAGTTATGTCCGGTTGCGATCGCATGGTCGCAATACTGATCGTAACATGGATTATATCCACGCAGTGTTGACTGATTACCGAATTTTGCTTCATTTGATCCGATTTCCGGTGCAAATACTTTTCCACAGTCGCATCGCCAAGCGTAAACGTCGTAACTTGAAAAGCTGTGTGATCTTGGATCACCAATATTTTCCATCTCATGTACATGTGTTGCATATGAATCATGATTTGGAAATACGTGTCCACATGCACAATTATATTCCGTCCTTACGTATATTCCGTTCTTTCTGTATTGCTGTAATTCCTGATAATTGAAGTTTCCAGACGTGTCAGCACAGATTCTGGCAGACATAGTGATGTAGTCATACGTAGCTTCTGTTTTGTACTGTGGCTGCCAAGCATGTGCACAGTTTACAGCAATGGCATCTTCTTTTTTCCCTGTATTTCCACTGGTCCCAGTGTTTCCGCCATTCCCTGAACCGCCGGTATTGCTGCTCTTCGGCAAGCCCTTCACGGTCACCTTACACGTAGCTTTTTTCTTAGACCCATCTGTAGCCATTACCGACACTATACATGTACCGTTCCCGATAGCTTTTACTACTCCGCCCTGCGTAACGGTTACAACATTTTTATTCGAAGTCGACCACTTGACCTTTTTATTGTTAGCCCCCTTCGGTCCAACGGTGACCTTCAATTTTACAGTGGCATTTTTCTTTTTCAGTGTAACCGATTTTTTGTTCAGTTTTACACTGGTCACGGGCTGCCGTACCGTTACCTTACACTTGTACTTCTTGTTTCCGACTTTAGCCGTGATTGTCGCGGTTCCCTTCTTTTTCGCAGTCACTTTACCGTTCTTATTCACAGTGGCTACTGATTTTTTAGACGTGGACCACTTCACTTTCTTCTTGTTCCCGGTCAGCTTCAACTGATAGGATTTTTTCACGTTCAGAGTGATCTTCGTCTTGTTCAGCTTTACCTGCGACGCAGCTGAGACAGGAACCGCTCCGGTAAGTAGTACAATGAGCGTGAATAAAAAGACGATATTCTTTATAACCTTCTTTTTCATTCTCTTCCCCCCTTCTTTCCTTTTATTACCATTGATCACAGTATACCACTTTTACCTGTATTTTTTCAATCCTCTTCTTTTCAATTTCCATGTATAATTTGCAAGCTTAGCCTTTGCGGGTGCAAATGTAAATTCAACAGGAAGGAGGTATACAGGAATGGGATCTACAAACATGCTTGAGAATCTTTTTAGGCTATCGAACGGGCAACTTATTTTGATTGAGTGGGTGCCACCATACTACTACAGTTTCACTTTGTATGACAAGGCCGGCACTGCACTCTCCGGCGGGGACATCGTCGCCCCTGCAGATACATCCCATTACACCATAGCTGAGAAAGCATTACAGCAAATGGGTATGGATGATGTAACAATTTTGTAATAATACAAATCATATGAAAGGAGGTAAAGACATGCTTAGTTTTCCGCATTATTTTAGCTTATCTAACGGCCAGTATCTTTATTTTGTATGGATACCGCCAGACTACTATTTTTACAGACTACACGGTGAGGACGGAGCCACAATCACTACAGGAGAGCTTGTTGAACCGATAGACACACCTCTGTATACTGCAGCTGAAAAAGCGCTGCAGCAACTGGGTCTAAATGATGTAACAATTTTGTAATATTTAAAAGTGCTCCAAGTGCTCCAAACGCTCCGCGCCGTTTTGGGTGCAGCAGCAGCTGCAGCCGCCGGTTGCGGTTGCGAAATTTTGGAGCAAAAGGAGGTGAAACATGTGCCAAAGTATACTCCGCAGGAGCTAACAGAAAAATTACAGAAGGTTACGATAGGACAAGATAAGTATGTAAAGGATCTGTGCACAGCCGTATGGACGCATTGTTTACGAAAAGAATTATACGACAAGCATGGGACCGTCATAGGACAGCCTAAAATTAATGTACTTGTGCTTGGTAAGTCTGGGACCGGAAAAACATCGACAGTCAAAGAACTGGGTAAGATTCTTGATATCCCAGTTATTGTTGAGGATGCTTCTACTTTTACAGGGACGGGCTGGAAAGGCAGGGAGGTTTCCTCAATCATCAAAGACATTCTAACCGAGGTCGGAACGGAGTCGTCAAAGTCTATCTTTTCCATCGTGGTTCTGGATGAGATTGATAAAATCTTTGGTCATATAGACGTGGCTTCCTTCCCGCCCGTGTACAATTTCTTAAAATTTATAGAGGGTGGCGTTGTGCACTACGAAGAACAGGGGACGAAATGCACGCTCAACACCGATAACATACTGTTCATTTGCCTTGGCGCTTTTGACGGGCTGGCTGAAATCATAAAGAAGCGTATGGGTCTGTCCCGCAGAATCGGCATACGTATGGATGATGAGCAGGATACAAAACAAATTGATGATGATATTTTTTCGTATACAACAAAGGATGACCTTATTGCGTATGGCATTAATCCGCAGTTTTTGGGTCGTATTGCAATGATCACATCTACCCGATCCCTGCAGGTAGAGGATTTCGAAAAGATTCTTACAAATTCCGCAGCATCTCCTCTCATGTCGTTTGGTAGACTGCTATACGACAGTATGGGCGTAAATCTTTCAGCAACCGAAGACGCGGTGCATCAGATCGCGACAGAAATCGCGGATTCACGGACTGGCGGGCGAGCCCTTATGCAGCGATTGAGTGAAATTCTACAGCCAAGTCTTTTTGAACTGCCAAATCGGCCTGACGTGAATGAGATACAGTTGGTATACGACGAAACGTGCGGCGTACACACAGAACTTGTGCAAGGTAAGCGTGGTGAAGTGGTTATACCGGAAGATCTCAAACCACAGAGTGTTGATTATGAACGTGTCAAAGTTGCTGTTGAACATACGATGAATAACTGCATTTACCGGGCTGCATGCGATATCATTGATCTACCAACACTGAACAATGTCAACTTTTTCACCGAGAAATCCCAACGGGAAGTCAGGGCTGCATGCTTTTTCTTGTCCGCTGCAATTTCGGAAGTACTTCATGAAGCAGGTGTCCTTGATGAACCAGTGGATGATTACCCACTAATATCACAAAAAGACGTACTTGGTGCTTTTGACCGCATAACGATCGTTGAAGGTAAATTCAAGTCCAAAAAATTGTCGATGGTTACGAAACGATACATTGTCAAGTCCTTGCTTTTCAACCCCGATATTGATTCAACCATGCAGCTTGCCCGCGAGTATGTGGATTTCAACTGCGGGTCGTGTGTACACGACATGAAAAAAAAGAAGGCCAAGAAAAAGCCTAATATATGACGGGGAGGTGATGCAGTGAAGGATGGAATTTTACGGAATGCCATACGCTGTCGGTACTGCAAGGATGTCATTGAATCCAAAGGCGTGCACGATAAAGTTTATTGCGGCTGCGGTGAGTGCTCCGTTGATGGAGGATACAGCTACATAAAAATCAAATCCCCAAATGGAGCCGCGGACTTTGATTACTTATGTGAGTACACTTTTGAGCGTACAGACCGCATCTTCTGGGCTTGTCGTATTGAAAACGGCGGCGCGAAAGATAACAGGGACAAAGCCCTTGATCTATGGATCGAATGCTACACACACGGCTGGATTGATCAGACTGAGTCTGAGTTGCTTTTCTCAACCTTTCTAACCAACTGGGACGTACCTCGTTCATTTTGTCGGGAAGAAAAAGGTAAGATTGACGACATCTTCATACGGATAGACGCCGAGCGTTTGAAAAACAGCATCCTCAAACGTTTTGGCTGATGACAGGAGGGAGATGCTTATGAGTAAAATTTTACGAAATGCTATCAGATGCCGCAGATGCGGAGACATTATAGAATCTGAGTATGTACACGAGTATGTCACATGTTCCTGCGGTCGCTGCTCCGTAGATGGAGGGCATGCTTATGTGAGAGTGACTTTTGAGGATGGCTATTCTGATTTTGACAATCTGTGTATATATACGTTTCCGCGTGCTGACAGGGTGTTTTTGAAATCCCGTAGCAGAAGCGGCGTCCCTTGTAAAGCCAAAACAGAGGCACAGCATCTGCTTGAAGAGGCCATTGACAAAGGCTGGATTGATACGCGTGCATGCGAATTTTTACGGTATTATTTTGTATCAGTTGGTTGCCGGATGCGGACTCTGTCGCATGTGCAGAAAACCGCTTTTGCTGACATATGCATGCAAATTGACGCAGCACGTGTGCTTGAGGATTAAAATGTACATTTAAAATTTATTATACAAAAAAGGAGTGAAAAAAAGATATGAGACAAGAAGTAATGTTTTCATGCGGGCACAGAGGCCCTGTTGATCTGCCGGAAGATCCAAAGCAACAGATCCGGAGGATCAAATATTTTGAAAAGAATGGTATGTGTAAAGACTGCTACAAAAAGATGATGCAGGAGAAGCAAGCCCGCGAGCCTTTCACCTTCAATTACGACATCCTTCCGTACAAAGATAAAAAGGATGGTTCGGAGTTGGCGATCGTGTGGTTTAGCGGTAACAATCTCCCTCACAAAGACGAGATCAAGCAGATTGGTGGGTATAAGTGGAAAGCCCGCGGTTACAGCAAAGAGCTCTGTTGGAACAAGATTATCAAATCCAAGAATTTACAGGAAGAAATTGCAAAGGCTGCTGCGATCGGCGCTGTGATGTCAAGCCTCAACGCCCCAACTCCTGCTACACCTCCTGTTCCAACTACACCAACACCAGCAATCCCATATTCACCGGCAGCCAAAGTGCAGGCAAGACCAGCAGAAAAGCCGGTTGCTCCCCAGATGATTCTGGGACACAGGTGGAATCGGAAGGTCTACGGGAGATCTGGGGGACATGTGATTTACCTTGATGATCAGAAAACCTATGTGACGGATACAGAAGCAGATGAGCTGAAACGCTACGTGGAGCTGCGGGCAAGCTACAGTGAGGCTGCGGCAGCTGCAGGTTGATGCAAAAAATTGAGCCAGTAGGATGTGTTGATTTATCAACGCTTTCCTGCTGACTCTTTTTTTTCTTCTGCAAAAAGCATTATTCCAATTCCTCCGTTGACACCGGGTCCCCGGCCCTTTGGAATCCCTTGTGTATCAGATACGGGAGAGAAATCTGCCGCCGTGCTCTGGGACTGGGTAGCTTACCAAAGGGCCCCACCCGCTGTAAACGGATTTTCTCGGCATAAAGCTTTTTGTGGTTATGCAGCTTCTTCTGCTATTTTTTCGTATATTGCCTGTATCCGCTTGTAACTGTTCCGGATTGCTGTGAGGGTCGTCTTTTCGTCATCCCTGTAGTAGTAACCATAAGCGTACACGTTACGTCTGGGACAGGAAACATGATATTCAGCTGAGTAACTTCTTCCGCCCTCTTCCCACTCAATACAAGGTACGGTGTATTTTTTTCCGGCCCAATCTCTGAATCTAAGACCTTCCCAAAAATATGCATTTTTACATGCTTCCGCTGATTCGATAACTCTGCCGATGTGATCCAACAGACCACGGATTTCTTCTTTTGTCATATCTTCTGCTCTCTTAATCTCTCTTACATCTGTACTCATAACGATATCTCCTTTTCTATGTAAATGTTTTTGTTTTGTTGCAGCTTATTCCGCATCTTCTCCATAATCGTTGTTAATATAAAAGAACGGGATGAGCCAAAGCATTGCAGCCGCCATACAAACGATAGACATCCAGACCGGATAACCACCCTCAAACAGATTCAAGGAAATGTAAATAATGGCGAATGCAACGATTGTGATGGTTTTCAGGACGAAGTTGTGAACCATATTAAATTACCTCTTTTGCATAAATAAATTTTTCTGTTCTGTCCTGTTCTGTTTTCTTTGTATCTTAATTATACTACGAATAACGTAATGTGTCAACACTTTTTTGAAAATATTTTACTTTATTTGTATATTTTTATTCGGATTATTGACATTTTCCTACGAATAGCGTACAATGGTGTTATACAGAAAGGAGGCTGAGAAAGTGCTGAAATCAAGGCTAAAAGTGCTACTCGCGGAGCACGATATGACACAATCGAAGTTGTCAGAGATCACCGGTATACGCCCCGGAACGATCACCAACATTGTCAATAACCAGATCAAACAAATTCCTGTTGACGCTGTGTGTAAAATATGTGACACTTTAAACTGTGACATCGGGGATATCTTCAAATACATCCCAGATGAAAAATGATTATACAAAAAAAGAGCCAGAAAGTAGGAAGTAACATTTGTTCACTCTCCCACCTTCTGGCTCATATGTTTTATTTCAATATCGCATCAAATCCGGATGCTTTCAGCTTTTCAGCAAGGGCTCCGGCGTTTTTGCGGATGTCAAAAGCACCAGCCTGTACACGGTAAAGGGCTCCATCTTTTTTCACAACGGCAGAGAATCCTGCGGCTTTCAATTTTTTTACAAGCTCATTTGCTCCCGCCTTTTTGGTAAAAGCGCCACACTGCACCTTTATCTGCTTATTCAAGGGCTCCGGTGTAGCGGTTTTGATTCCGAAATAGAAATGTCCCCATTTTGTATCCCGCATGTCTTTACCCAGATACTTGTACTTTTTCAACAGGTCAGAACACTTTGATTTATCAATGTTTCCATTCCCGTCGCTGTAGTTGGTAAAGCTACGGAACTGCAAAATTTTGGCATTGTCGAATCTGCGGACCCCATTCACGAAAACGTCATAGACAGCCTGCCGAGCTTCGTCTGTGGTTTCTTTGGATCCGTACGCTGCAAAATTATTTTTCATAACTTCGGTGACGGTCTTCCCGTAGCCGCCGGCGTCCAGCATGTCATGAATACACTGCGCAACGGCTACAAGCGATTCCCGTGAGCGGATAATACCGGCCTCACCGTATACCACTCTGCTTATTGCTTCTACATTACTGTCTCCAATTTTTACACCGGAAATATTCGCATCAGCTCCGCCTATCAGCTTTTTAAATCTATCCCAGTCACCGCGGGCCCGGATCTGTGACGGGCAGTTTTTCGCGCACACGTCATAATGAGATACAACATGGGACGCATCAACATTCAGCTCTATCATCTTTATTTTGGTGACGATAACCAAATTCTGGAACGCTTGCTCGTAATTATAACCGGCGTTTACGCACATCTCAATTCCGTAGCTGTTCCGGTTGTTGACCTTCCCGAAAAGCTTACCGCCGTAGTCAATCCCCACATGCCAAGCTCCGCGGCCGGCCGGCATCGCATCGTAGGCTGTGTCTCCATCATCTACATAACAGTGTGCAGACATGCCGTCAAAATTGCCGTCGTGCTGGGCTTTCGCATGGGCTTTTGCATCTGCGGTTTTGGAAAAATTGTCCGTATTATGGATGACGATGTAGACAGGATTATTCCCGGGGTAGCTGTTTTGATTCGATATGTATGTTTTATCTATCTTCATTTTTATGTAAACCTCCAACTTATACAAAAAAGGGTGGGAAAACACCCCGTGAAATTTTTTGTGTGTGTTGTGTGCTTTGTGTGGGGGATATTTCATATATATAAATTTTTTATATATATTAATATCTCTTCACACATTCACACAAATCACACAAAATACTACAATCATTCAAAACCCCCTTATTTCATAGGCTTTTCCGTATTTCTAATTTTGTGTGAAAATGTGTGAAAAACCTGATTTGTGTGAAATCCTTCGGCTCTTTTTCTGTATAATCGGCCATGCCGGCCTGCGATCGCGACCAGAAAAGCCGCTTTTTTTCACACAAACCACACACAAGCACACACAAAAATGGAGACGGAACCGCTGGCCCCGCCTCCTGCTGTGTATTATTTCCCTTTCATCCGCTCCCCGATCAGATACCGAATAAAGAAAAGGAATCCCTCCAGCAATCCGATAAGCAGGAATGTAAGCATAAACTTAATCATTGATAAATCAGCCCTTTTCTTCCGTATCCGTTACGCCGTCCATCTGGATCAGCTCCCCTTCCGGCTGTGCATGGGCTGCATCCGTGAGCCCCTCGCCGATGATATAAGCAATCAAGGTTGCCCCGCCCATGATAATACCAGTGATCTGTGTAATCTGATTGTCTCCTGCACCTGCGGCTACCATAAGTGGGGTTACAAATCCGATCACAGCCGCCCAAAACTTCCTGCTCGTCAACTTTCTTTTCCAATCAATCGTCGTCTTCATAATCTTATACCTCCTACGTATAATTACTTTATATGTTTAATTTGGTCTTCAAGTGTCTCAATCTTTGCTTCGATTCTCGGGATCCTCTCGGCAAAATCATTGTGCCGCCGCACCTCCCGCGTCAATTCCGTAATCTTTTCATCCTGCACAGCATTGTGGGTCTCAAGCTGATGCGTCAGGGTGTTCTGCATCTTGTCATTCCCGCTCCGTACCGTAATCACGGTGCCAGTAAGGGTCAGTAACCCTGTGATGATAGCCACGATAATACTCACATCCATATCACTCCGTCACCTCCACCCCATACCGCTGCAGTATTGCAACGACCTTCTGATTTTTCAGCAGCTTTTTCCTCTGACCCTGTGCTGTAATACACTCGATAATCGTAATGAGGGCTTCCGCCATTTCGGTGTTAAATCCGTCAACTTTCATCTCAAGCTCCCGCTTCTTCATCCACGATCACCCCCAAATCTCTCAGTGCCTGCTTGTAATCCTCAATCGTAGCCTCTTTCTCCCGGTCCGGGATCGGGATATCTGTTTCTGTATACGTCCGACCTGCCGAAACCGGATCAACAGCCTTTTCGTAATCCCCTTCCGGACTCCCGCCGTGGATCATCACTTTGGCGTCCGAATAAGTCTTTACCAGATCGCCGTTTAACATTTCTGTCATTATCGCCATAATTACCATTCCTCCACGTATTCTGATATCGGGTGGATCTTGTCAGCCATATCACACCACAGGGTTGCCTTTTTGTACTCGTCCAGCAGCTTGTCAGGCACGTATACATCTACGCTCGATAAAGTGTTGGCCCAGCTCTCGTTGATCTTTGTAACGTATTCTTCACATCGGATGATGAGCTTTGAGCTCCCCCACATGACATCACCGAAAAGTGCCGTATTAATCATTCCGCCGCCATATATATCAATTACACCCAAAGAGCCGCAATTTGCAAAAGCATACTCGCCGATGTCAGTACACTTTGGCATCACAAGCCGCTGCAGGCTGCTGCACATCGCAAAGGTGTTGTCTGGTATGGATTCCACAAGTGGGAGATTTACCTCGTAGAGATTCCCACACTGTTGGAAAATTCCCGATCCTTCCAGATATTGCGCCGCCGGGAGATCTACAGTTTGAAGAGCATGGCACTCCTGAAAAGCCATTTCTCCGATACTTACAACGTTTGGTAGTGACACGGATTGGATTGTTCCGTTGTAGTAAAAAGCGTATGGCCGGAGGGCTTTAACTTCTTCATCCGTATACTCCATAGCCGATCCTTCCAGTAGTCCAGCCGCGCCCCCGCCGCTCCCTGCTACGTCTACAGTAAGCCGCATCGTTGCATACCTCTTCACGTCATATGTATACGTGCCGTTTTCGTAGATGCTCTGAGCCCATGACATTCCCGGCTCCGGTACTGCAACAGTGATTCTTGCATTTTCGTATTCAGCGACATTTTCCGTTGTCGTACCATTCGCCCGGATCGTGATAGCTTTCGTTCCAGTTGGCGTAATCCCGCCGCCCCCTCCTGACCCGGCCAGTGTAGCGGCAAGCAAGATGTCTTTTGCTGTAATTTTGTCTTTCATTCTCATCGTCAAGCCTCCCACTTATGCCACGTCTGCCCGTCTTCGCCAAGGACATACTTTTCAGACGGTGGACCCAGCACCAAAAGAATGCTGCCGCTGTCAAGCTTTACGCTATCGGGCAAACCCTCCACACCCACGCCGGTTGTCGGGAAAGTCGCCGGTTTTGTGTCGGAAAGGATCAAGCAATACCGGGTATCCTCCGCATCATAGGTTTTTTCCTGATACTTACAAATCATAACTGTTTGCCTCCTTTATTCGTATGATTCTGGAAAATCATTATTAAAAAGGTCGTCATATGGGACAGCAGAAAGGGTGCCGTCATCATTTACACATATCTGATACAGACTACCATCAGGTTTCTCTATCACAACCGCTTCATTAAAAACGGTGGACGCATTAATTTTCAGCCTCGTTTTTTCGGCAAATGCCGGGTCGCCAATTACAACTGCATGTTTCACCACACCTCTTGCCGTGTTATACGGATCAGGCACGGGATCGCCGCTATAATAATCTGTAACTGTAACCGCTCCATGCCCCAGCATGGATTGCCCCGTATGCTCCACCTTGTAACCGTTGGTGCCGGATACCGGGGTTTTCTTGCATTTCGTTTTTGCCCTGAAAGAGAACAGCCCACCTTGTTTTACAGTGTGGTATTCTTCCAGCGTTGGGTTCTCCTGCGGCTTCCCGCCGCTTCCTGTGAAAGCCGCCGTCCCGTAGTGTGTGGTTGCCACGCTTCCTGTATGCGTTTCGTCTCCAATCTGCAAATCCATGATCTTTCGATTCAGCAGCGCCGTTCCAGATGATACACCGATGTGCATCAGGAACGACCATGTACTATCGGAAACCGCTTTCCTTGCCATAATGGAAAGATACCACAGCTTTTGCGTCACATTTTGAAACAACATCCGCTTCCAGTCATACACAGCATTCACACCAGATTCAGCCGCCAGCTGGATGTCATCGTCGCCGATCGGCAAGCCGCCCCCTCCTGCACCAATAGCCTGAGATAATGCTGAGCTCTTATCGTTCAGATCTTGCTTGATCTGCTTTTCGGCTGCTTTCTTCGCAATTTTGGAAATCTTCTGTTTCCTTGTTATGCGTAAATCTCCAACGTACGGATCCGCATCCGCTGTAATGCTTTCCCTCAGCTGCAGCTTATAGGTAATGTTGGTAGCGTATACAGTAATAGTCAGCCGATCTGTCGTGATGCTCAAAACATCGCCCGCCTCAATTGCCGGATTAGCAACGATCTCAAAAGTTCCGGGCGTAAAGCTGACCCCGGAAACTGATGCGTAAATTGCATTTGCTACCGCTTCAAGGTTTGCCTCCGTAATAAAAGGATTGTCGTTGATCTCCACTGTGTAACCGGAGCCATGAACGGCTACCGCATCCGAATCATCCGCATACACTTTTACACCGGAAACTACAACGGAATTTGTCTGTAAGTCATGGGAAAATGTCACGCCCGCATCAACAGGGTTGTTTTTGTCGTACCATCCGAAGCACAGCGTTGTACCCTTTGCCGTCACAAACTGCCCCGTCATCTGAGCCAAATATGCGATGCATTCCCGTTCCGTCATGTCATCATCACCCGGATCATCTACCGGGATGCTACCGTTTGCCAGTCCTGAAACGGTAAGCCCGCGCGCCGCTGCTATTTTTCCCACAATCGCAGAAACGGTTGTTGGATATGTAAGCTCATCCTCATAGATACAGTGTTCATCTAAGATCTTCAGCGCATCGTATGTTTCACAGCTTATAACCGGACCGCTTTCTTTGTGATTGACGAACCAGTATTTTCCCATCGGGAGCGATACGCCGCTGGCTGTGAGAACAGGTTCGATTGTTGCATTTACAAAATTCACATTCGCAAACTTCCCTTTATCATTCATCAGGCTAAAACGGAATTCGCCGATGATCGCAGCTCCTACTGTAAACTCCCCGCTGTTGCTTGTTCCGCTTTTAAAAGAAACGGATCCAGCCGCAAAATCCCGATTCACAAGCTCAATTCTTGTCCCATCTTCCTGTATAATTGTCGCTGTAATGTCCGGCTTTACCTTCACCGGAAAATTTGAAACTTTCATATATTTACACCTCTATTAAGGTAAACGAAACCTTGCTATATATCTTTCCATCCTTATGGTTCGGAATCCATTGCTGCATCGGTGCCGTACGGTCTCCGACATAATACGTCCGTGTTTGATACTCGTTATCCATCGAATCAAAAAGGGTACATTCGAATTCTTCCTTTTCGTTCACGGCTTTCAGTATGATAGAAGCGTTTTCCGGGTCAATCATCCGCCAGCCCAGCGTATACTGCCGCTTCTGCCCTACCCTCATCTTGTGCATCATTGTTTGCTCATCACGACCGGCCCCGCTTGCCGATACATCCGACAATCCCCATGACCATTCGGAAGGATCAATCACAGATACACCATTAAGCGTAACCATTTGCGTATTTAAAGTCTTACTCATATCAAACCTGCCTTATACAAAAGGGGACAGACCATTCAGCCCATCCCCAAATATTGCTTATGCAAAGGATACACTCGGATTACTCCGCTTATCCAATTTCTTCTTGCCTCTCAGTGATGCCCGCGCCAGCTCTTCGCTGTCAATATACAGAACAATATCACCGTCACCGCCGCCGTTATCGTCGCGATCCGTAAAGGCCATCATCACGTCAGCGACTGCATCACGCACGCCGCTTGAAACTGCTGTTACAATCTGGTTATTATTCATGACCACGCTCTTGCCGCCATGTGATCCGACAAGCTCCGGCCCGCTCTCATTCGCAATAAAAACCTGCCCGTCCCCTGCAATACCACCGCCGGCCATACGCGGAATCGAATACAAAGAGACACCGCCAACATGATTGCCAGCTGATCGACCGCCGAACCATCCGCTGACCGTATCGCCAATGCCGCTGAACCAGTCGCCGATTGATTTCGCTGCTCCTGCGATCTTGCCCGGAATGGATGTGATACCGTCCACGATGTCACCGATCACGCCGCCGACAAAATCAAACAGATCTGTAAACCAACCTGTGATGGAATCCCAGAGTGTCACACCCAGATCAGCCAGCTTGCCGGGAATCGCACCGACTGCTTCCCATGCTGCATCAACATTCTCGCCGATCGTATCGGCTACCCTTCCGGCCCAGCCTTTGATGCTTTCCCACGCACCGGACGCCCATTCCTTGATTTCGTCCCAGTGGTTCACGATCGCACCAACAACAATTGTTGCAATACCGGCAATCACTAAAGCCCACGGGTGAGCAAGTGCAAGGGAACCAAGTGAGCTGAAAAGCGTTGATAATGCACCGCCAAGCATCGGTGTAATGATACCCGGAATCTTTGGGATTGCGAAAAGTCCTACAAGCTCAATCAGACTCAGCCAGTCAAGGTTTACAAGGATATCACCAAGGGTTTTCATGATTTCGCCCCAGCTGATATCTCCAAGCATTTCGTTTATCGTTGTAGTGATTGCACTCAAAAATGCGCTGATTCCTGCAGCAACATCTGCGCCGCTGATACCTGAAAATGTCTGATTGATCATTTCTGCCAGCTTATGACCAAGTTCTGCAAATTTGACTTTGTCGCTGAATGCTGTCTGTAAAAATTGAGCGATCCCGTTTACAAAGGTGATCAGTGTATTTGACCAGTCTTCCGGAACCAGTGCACCGATTGCGCCACCGATACCATTCTTTACAGCAAAGCCCAAAGAAGACCAAAAGCCCGGTACGCTGATGATGCCGTAGATATACCGCAGCATCCCTTGTATACCCTGCACAAATACAGCACCTGCGTCCGTCCACTTGATCTTGTCAAACGTTGATTTGATGGTTGTGCCAACATTTGCGCCGATAGCTTTAAAATCTACGCCGGAAGATGGATCAGTAAGCAGCTTCAAAGATTCAATCAGGGTGTTTACCACATCACCGATTGCTTCACCTGCAACGTCACCACGGAAACCGGATGATACGCCATTAATGAAGTCAATGACATTTTTAATCGTCTTTGTAAACTTTTTGGCATTGTTATCCCATCCGGCTACATTTTTGAGCCAAGAGAAGCCCTCATTGATTGCCTCACCGAATGCTTTACCAGCACTCTTGAATTTTCCGTTTCTCAGAGAATTGTATATACGGTCCGCAATACTGTTTATTTTGCTTGCTTCGGTCTGTACTTTCTGCAGCTGCGGCTTACCGTCTGCTGTGGAAGAATCTGCATCACCATCTGTTCTGCCGTTCAGCTTGTTCAGCTGGTCGAAGCCCAGAACAGTGTTCTGATACTCCTTTGCTGCCTTTGTTGCTTTCTTTGTACTGCTCGTTGTTTTATCAAGACTCTTTGCGTAGTCGTAATTTCCTTTTGTTGATTTCAGGTATGTATCATTTCCCGTAACCCTTGCCGCAAACTGGCTCAGCTTGTCCGCCCCTTCCGTCAGCTTGTCAATAAAAGCCTGCACATACGGGCCAGCTACGGATACAAGAGGCTCCACCCCTGCGACCATCTGCATCCCAAGATTTTTACAGGAAGAAATCATACCGGATATCGAACTGTTGAAGCGATCCGACATTTCGGCAACGCTTCCGATATCTGACTGCATGTCGTTAAAAATCGATGAGATGAAGGTACGCTTGATGCGCATCATAAGCATACGACGGAAAGAAGTAAATGTCCGGTGCACCTTTTTCAGCACATCGTTAAGGGAGGTAGTCTCCTTTCGTAAACCTTTGAAATGGTTCACCGCACCCTTCGCAGCCTTTCCCATTCCGGACAGGCCAGCTTTTGCGATGCTTACGCCAGTCTTTACACCTGTACTGATGCCTGCCTTTAGCTTCTGCCCGATGCTTGCAGCTACTGTTGTGCCCGTGCTTTCCACTTCTGCAAGCTTCGACTCCAAGCCGGCAAGCTGTGAAGCGTAATCAGCATATTTTGCTGTATCTGCTCCGGATGTATACGCTTCTCCGTCCTGCTCAAAAGCGGACCGGGTAGCGATCAGGTCATCAAGTCTAAATTTCGTTTGCTCTATATCATATTGTAAGGATTTCCAGGATGACGAATTGTGTTTTACACCAAGGGAATCCATCTTATCCTGTTTTGCAAGATAGTCCGCAAGCTTTTCACTTGCCTTATCAATCTCGGAAGTAACCCATTTGTAATCATCCGTTTGCACTTTCGTTTGCGAAAGCTTCTCCATTTCGGATTTGATACCGGCGATCTTCTCGCGTATCTTTTCCGCTTCGTCCGAAAACGTCCCTTCGTGTGCAGTCATCTTATCCCACAGTGACTTAAACACATTCGTTTTCTGCGTTGCCTCCGTCATTGCATCAGAGACCTTCTCAAATTCGGAAGAGTCAGGGGATACAGAAAGATTCTTTCCCATGCCGGACAGTCCGGAAGTCATGTTTTTAAAGTCGTTCTTCAAACCTTCTGTAAAAGGTTTCATTGACTCCTTTGCTCTTGCAAATGTGTCTGAGATTCTTGCCCGGTAGTCGTTCCATGCTTTGCTTGCCGTGCTCAGACGGGATACCGTTTCATCTACCTTGTTGTTTGCCGTATCAAGGTTTTTATCAAGGTCGCCAATATCGGCGGAAAATTTGACAACGTATTCTTCTGATATCTTTTTCTCATCTGCCATCTTCTCCGCCCCCTTTTACCCGGAATCTGCGCTCAATCTCACGCCGCCGTGCTTCTGCCCTTTCTGCGTCGGACCATAAGAAATCATACTCGTCCATTACGGTGTATTTCGTGCCGCTCTGCCCGCCTATCATCTTCGCAATCAATGCGGATGCGGTAAAGTCCATATTTGCCTGTTCACGAAGTTCGATTCTCCGGGCTTCATTTTTACATCGTAGATACTCAACAATCTCGCCCCATGTCAAATCATACACATCGGGAAATGATAGTCCTGCTACCATTCCTCGGTGTATCAGTTCTTCAACCGTAATCTTGTCATGGGTGTTTATCCGTTTTTTTCCGCAGTCTCCGGTGCGGCTCCCTCGTCAAACAGGCCGTCAATCATCTTGTCAGCCCGCTTGTCGATCGCAGACTTTTCACCCTCTGAAAAGATACCGGATGCGCGACCCAAAGCTGTGATGATCTTCTGCCGTGCTGCCATGCCCAACATGTCGTTCTCAGCCATCAGGTCAATCAGCCGCTCAGCAGATGTGATTTTGTTCGTGTTGCCAAAATATGTGAGGCTGTTCTGAATTACATCAACGAATCTTTCGATATCGTCCACCGCTCCAAAAAGCGTGTCCGTTGTGCTCTCGTTATACTTCTTTTTCAGCTTCAATTGCCCGCCCACGCCTAAGCGAAGTGATAAAGGATAAAGCTCGCCGCTTGCCGCAGTCACTTCAAATTCAAAAGCATTTACAAACATAATCGTTCTCCTTTTTTTGTATTTATACAGAAAAAGAGCAGCCACTATGTGACTGCCCTCTTATTCTCATACGCCGGCTGTTGGCTCCTCTTTCGTCCAGCCGTCCTGATTCGACAGGTTGAGAACAGCTTTTGCTTCCGACATGCCGTTTACTGTAAGACCGGTCAAATAGTTTGCTGCCACCACACCATTGTTTTTGAACTTTCGGCCGTTGTTCATCGTAACGATGATCTCTTTTGATTCCCCTGCTTTTCGCAAAGTCTCCAAATAGTCGTAATCGGAGTCGTTATAGAAATAGCTGATCTCCCACTGCTCCTGCTCTACGATACCGGATTTTTCCATTTTTACTTTGGATGACAGCGGCGTACAATCAAGACCCGACGGCTCACCGCCGAAGTCGCCGCAGTCGTGTGCCCATGCGATTTCCGTACCACCCACGGCGATCGTTACGCCAATAGTGGTTAAAACTTTGGATATGTCAAGTTTATTTGTTTCAGGCATAATCTTTTACCTCCATATTTTTATACACTGCCACGTACGACAGTGTTGTATTCCTTGTTAATAAGCGCCGAATAATCCAACCTTTTTAAATAAAGATCGGTACCCTTCCTGGCTTCATCATCCGGCGTAATATATGTTCTTGTAAATCCAAGGCCGGCCATTGCTGCATCAACCTTATTCACAAGCTCAACCAGTTCTGCAAAAGTATTACAATAGACAGCCACGCGCCAGCGGATCCGGTCGTATGCCACATTTACGGAGAGGTTTGACGTCTCTGCGTAACAGATCAGCGGAAGGGTGACATCACCGTCCGGCTTCGACATCTTGACATTACTGCATACAGTAAGAAGTAGGTCTTTTATCTGTTCTCTTGCATCAATCATCGATAATCTCCCGCTCCTTTCCGTACTTTGCAATATCAAACAGCACTTCTTTCAGCCTGTCTTGTATACGCCCAATGTGTTCTTCAACTGCTGGCTCAATAAATGGATCTGCGTCCATTCCGTCAGTAGTGTGCCACTTCCCGGCCCTGTCTTGATACCGCCACGTTCCAACTCGCCCGCCCGGCCTACCATGTGCTGCACCAGAACCAAGCTCGATAAACTCGGCGTATTGTGTCCCGTCCGGTGATTTCGCATCTGCGTATACGTAAGTAGTGACCTCATCCTGCGTTTCAATTGTCTCCGATCGGATGCTTTCGTATAAGGCACCAGTGTCAATATGACCCGCTTCTTGTAGCCGCTCCCGCATGCTTGCCGCGATATCTTCGCCAACTTCTGACAAGGCTGCAGCGATTCCGGTATGAAAGGCTTGCTTCAAGTCTTGTATAGCCATCGGTCACACCTTCTTTTTGCGGATTTCAATGCGGCTGTAAGTATTAAAATACTTCATTCCCACAACCTCATAATCTTCTCCGCGTATCGGGATCACATCGCCATAATCAATATCCGGATCATCGTACACGATACAGTAAAACATCCGGCTCACGTCCTTGCCATACTCGGCAATGCTTGCTTCGTCGGTAAGCGGCTGCCACATGACATTGATGCTGCATTTGGCGATATCGTCGGCCACTGTCTGCTCATTGTTGTACTTATCGGTTTCTGTGTGCGTTCCGTATACATCATAATCAGCTTTAAGGTCAGCAAATGCTTTTCTCGTAAGCTCTCTCATAAAAACACCACCAACCCATCGCCACCACCATCAAGCCCGGCCAGAACATCGGTTATTGCTGTCTCGTATGTCTCGTTGATTTTTGCGCCCGTCATTACAGAATGACTTTCCGACACGGAACCCTCTTGAAATTTGGTTTCTGAAAATCCAAGGCTTGACGCTATAGCCGCATTACTTTCGTCTTTCTGCCAGTACAGAACGGCTATATCAGCAATCGGGAAGGTGTACCGGGTAAGGTCTGCTGTATCTCCAAGATGGAGATAATCGCAAACCCGTTGCGCTGCCATTACAACATAAAACTCCGCATCCTCGGCGGACATCCCGGTTCTTTTGATTACAATTTCAACGGTCGTCATCCCGTGTACACCTCCCTTCTATCATCATGCGCCAATCTTCGACGCGAACACGCCCGAAGCATCCTCCGGGAAGAACATCACGCCCGACATGATAAGAGTCTGAACGGAAGCTCTGTCATTCGCCAAAGAGTGATTCATTCCGATCAGGCCCGTGTCATCGAAAGTCAGACCGAACACATCCGCAACGTCGCCCGATGCAGGGACGTATACACCGTTGAGGTTTTCCGTCACGGTTGCGTATACAGTTCCCTGTGTTACCTGCGGGGTAATGAAGGCGTTGCCCATCCCTAAGAAGCCCTCAATGTAAGAGAAACCAAAAGCGGTCTGCGTAGTAATCGAAGCTTCGCCAAGGTACGTAGCAACGTCCAAAGGATTCACGAAAAATACAGGAGTTACATCTGTATCTTCGTAATAAACCTGTAATGCACCCCATGCCTGAGCTGCTGCAACCTGCAGATTACCACCTCCTGCAGCTACACCTGTGCCGCCGGTGATCAGTGCGAAAAATGACTTCTTGACATCCTTGCGGATCTCTCCGGTCAGCTTCTCATCGGACTCATTGAGGGCGCGGTTCTTGCCGTACTTCTGGATTGCCTCTGCGGTCGTCAACTTTCTGTACTTGCTGAGTGACAGCGTCAGATCCGGCAGCGGCTTGCGCTCGGTTTTGCTGAGCGGAATTACTTCACCCTCTGCAACCTGCCCGGCTGCTTTTGTCACCGTGGTCTTGTAACGCTTGATAACCGTACCTTCTGCCATAGGCGTCATATCGGTAATACCAAGAGCTTCACGCAAAGTGTTGATGTTTTCAACAATACGGGAAGTGTGGTCAATCGAAATAGCAGGCTCAAAGTCAGCAGCCACGTTGGTGTTTGCCTCGATCTCAAACAGCTGATTTAAATACTTATACATCATATGTCTTTTCCTCCTTATTTTCTGAACAGATCATAATTTTCTCTGATAAGTCTCTGACGCTCATTGATATCTTTCACTTTCATAATGTCAGCTTTGGTTAGTGATCCGGAACCCTCACCAGTCTTTGGCGACGGCTTTTTGTTTGCTGCTTTCACTGCTTCCTGTACCGCGGCTTTGAACATCTTTGCAAATGCATCAACATTCTTTTTCGTGGTCTCCGCGTCATCACCAACCAGTACAGCAACAAGGTCGTCATCAATGCCAGTCACACCGCCATCAGAAAGCATCTTCCGCGCCTGAATGGTCAACTGTGCGGCGGTATTCTGCTTCAAAAGCTCGTTGTACTTCTTTTCATACTCGTCTCTTTCGTGCTCAGCTTTCTGCTGTGCATTCATACCTGCCAGCTTCGCGGCTTCGTCCACGGCTTTCTGCTGCTTCTTTTGCCATTCAGCAAACTTTTTGTTGATTATACGGTCAAGGTCAGCGTCAGAATATTTCTTTTCTCCCTCGCCGCTAGTCCCGCCATCGCCACCTGTGCCACCATCACCGCCGGTTCCTCCGGTCCTGCCTGTACTTCCAGTTGCACCTGTGCCTCCATCCTCAAAAAGTTGTTTCAGATACAAGTAACGTCTCTTCATAATTCTCAATCCTCCGTAATTTTAAGTTTTCACGCCTAACTTCTCCATGCAGTTTCACGACTTAAATGCTCGGTCAACTTTTATGTATTCCGGGTATCCGCTCGCCACGGCTTCGGAACCCAGTAAAAAAGCATCTACCAGCAATTGTGATTGTTCTGATAAATGCTCTGTATTCATGCAAAAAATCCCTTTTCCTATCACGTGATCCGGAATATCCTTTCCGATCGCAGATACAGACAAAAGCAAAGTTTGCACCAGTGCAGTAATTGCTGCGCACGCCTGCATTGTCTCTTCTGTTCGCGGATGGGCTTCATCATTTGCGTGTCCCTTTACTGTCACATATCCGGGCCCTTGTCGTATCATAATCATAAGCTCATATCCTCCACGATCTCAAACGAACACCTGCACCACTGATGAAAAGGTGGGAAGTTTACACCAACCTTACGTTCGCCAAACCGGAACTGCAGCCCGTCCATCCTGCGGCAGAGCCAGCACACCTGATCATCCCCAGCCGTCACGATTTCATACGTTTGTGCGTACTCTTCCAGTATTTCAGCGGCTGCTTCATTCACAACTTCTGTATCTTCCGTATACATCGTGCGATTGAAATCATTCTGAGCCACCCGCTTCATCCGCTCACATACTGCTCCACTTACTGCTTCATAATCTTCCCCGCGGGCGATCATCTGAGCGACATCCGTTTCCAAATACCGCGCCAACTTGTCTTTGCTGCGGAAAATTGCCGCCCGTATCTCGTCAGCATTCGGGACAGTATCAGCCGGCTGCTTAGCTGGCTGGCCCCGCTGATCTGCTGCAACCAGTGCGGCGACTTCGGCTGACGCTTGAAGACGAATCGTGTGAAGATGCTCATACAGGAACGTGTACTCATACACACCAACTTCCAATACGGAAAGGCGAACATTTGTTTGTAATCCTTCAAGCTTATTTAATCGGTGTATGCGGTCAAAGGGAAGCAATCCGGTCAAATCCGGGTTATGTGATACAAGCGTATTGCACCGGCTGAGAAGCAAAGCCTTATCAGCTTGCGCCATCGGCTGCATCAGATCCCGGTACAGCTTATCATTTTCGTGACGCCGCGCAAATGCTGCAGCAATAAGCGCATCAACCTGTGATGCTTTCATGCTGTAGTACATAGCCATCGTCCGCTTCGTTGCTTCCTCCTGCATCTCCACGGATTTAAAAAGCTTTTTCCGTGTTTTGCTCCACTTATGCATCATCGTCCTCTTCCTCTTCTTCTACCGGTTCGCGATTTGTCGGGTAATCTGTCTTGTATCCTGCCTCATCCTGCTCTTTCTCAATCTGTGCCAGTTCTGCGTCAACATCGGACACAGCAGAAATAACTTTGAGCTGTGTCTTCTTGCTCGTAATTCCTGCCATTGCCCCTGCGGTCTCGGCTTCTTCTTTCAGATCCGCCGGGAAATTCGGTGTGAAGGTGAACTCCAACGAAGTCCACGTATAGGGACTCATCCCGGATACAGGGTTGGAGAACAAAAGCTTGTAGCGTCTGTTCAATCCGCTCGTAAACTTCCGTTCCTTCGTCTTCCCCAGATTCAGCATCGGGAGGAGCTTGTACTTCAAAGCAATTCCTGACGAAGTACCGAAATCATCATCCCGGAGATTAACTACCATTGCGATCGTAAAAATCAGCCGTTCCAATCTGGTCAGCAAATTCTCCTGCGTCGTGTCGCCGTTTGGCTTCTGTAAAAAATCCACAACAAGATCGGTGGCACTCTTGCCGCCGAAATTTATAATTCTGTTGTCCCGCATGAATTTAATCGTTTCCTTGTCAACCTTTGCACCTAAGATCTTCATATACGCGTCCGCGAAGTAATCCACGTCATTTGCTTTCTCGCTTAACGTCTTGTTGTACTCATCGATCAGAGACATGACGTTTTCAAAAATCCCGCGGCGTGCCCGATTCTGAACAAACTCGGTTGCCGGAACGCCA